CGCTGCTGCCATTACATCTGCCATACGGGCTGCTTCTTCTGCGGTCATATTAAAAGCTGTAAGGTTATCGGTTACGATATCCGATACCATGGCAAAATCTTCACCGGATGCGGTAGCAAGATTCAGTACAGGATCAATACCAGCTAATATCTGTTCTGTTTTCCAGCCTGCCATACCCATGTACTGCATAGCGTCGGCCACTTCCGAAGCAGAATAAATACTATTGCGGCCCAGCTCCCTTGCCTTTTCTGTCAGCTCGTCCATCTGTTCGCTGTTCGCACCGCTTATGGCTTCAACAGTACTCATGGCAGCTTCAAACTCCATACCGGCATTTGTGGCGGCGGTACCTATACCGGCCACCGCCACAGCTGCTAACTCCGCCGTTCGCTTTATAGTGTTAAGGGCTTTCTTCCCCACACTTTCAATTTTGTTAAACCCCTGGTCAAGCACTGAGAAGGTTTCATCGGCTGTCATCTTCTTCATCTTTCCGACTTCATTCTTGACCGATTTCACGGAATTACTGAAGGTCTTATCTATTTCGCCTGCGATTCTGACCATCAGTTTGTATTCTTTTCCTTTCGCTGACAACCTCGCTCACCTCTCTTATTGTGTCCACCCACTCCGCCAATGTCAGCTTTGACATCTCGTTAAAGTCCGTTTTAAGAGACATTGACAGTTGGATGTTTATCTTTCGTATCTGTTTTATATCATTCAGTCCGATGCCTAATTGAATAAAAAAGTCCTTACTTTGTTCCTCACATTTCTGCACTCTTTCATAGGTAAAGCCTTAAAGAACTCAATAGGCTTTCCTGTTGCCCTTACTGCAAGTGCCAGCGCATAATCAAGTGACATCTCAGGAACTAAATCATCAGAGTTTTTCTTTCTCATGGCCCTGTCAATCTTTGCAAGGTCGGCACCGGTAAGCTCTTCAAGTCCGCTTAAATCAAGCTGCGTATAAGTCTCGCCCTCGAATACAAAAGGCTTTTTGAACTCAACTATAAGCTCGTCCTCTTTTTCTTCGTCGTCATTCTCGGATTCTTCAGCATCAAAGCCTAAAGCCTTGTTGAAATCCTCGTCATCCTCTTCGGTTGCTACGTCGTAATTCTCATAATCTTCCATTGTCAAACCCTCTCTTTCGTTTGTCTTGTATAATCTTTTGACCGCCCTTAAGCGGTCATTGTAAACAAAAAGTACCGGTCAAGCGGCTGGTTAGCCACTCAGCCGGTACCTTGGACAACCATCGGTCTGGTTAAATTCTTATTCTGTTTTCTGCTCAGATTAGCTATAAGCCTTAATCTTTGCCAGCATATCCTTACCGTTGATCTTGTAAACACTGTTAAGCTTGTCGTACTCTAACATAACTTTTCCGTCAACCTCAATGAGATAGTAGAAAAGCTCCAGAGTAACTTTGCTTTCCATCATCTTTCCATTTTCCAGCTTGCCGGGATCAAAGCTCTTAAGTCTGCCTCTTTCTACAATCCTTACAGGTCTGTAGGTTAAAGCTCCGGTGCTTCTGTTTGTAAGCTGTTCTGAACCACGCATTGTAATAGCAACAGGCTCAGAAGGATCCATGATAGAGAATACATCCTCGTCAAGATTACGGAAGTTGATCTCCTGCTCTAAGCTGCCAAACTGTCCGGGTACGGAAGTCTCGTATGTTCCGAGTATTCCGGCTCCGTTGATAGTCTCAGTAATGGCATCCATTGTAGGAAGGGTTGTGGCTCCGGTTACACCGATACACTTGTTGCCCTTGCCATATACGTTGTAGTTATTGATAATTTCAGGTATCAAGCTCTGCTTTGCCATTATGCTTCACCTCCCCCAAGTGCCTCTTCAACCATCGAAGGATCGTACTCTAAGATATCAAGTACATACTCTGCCGGTGTATAAGGTGCAAGGTACTCTCTGAATGTGATCTTGCCGTTAAGCACATCACCGATATAGTTATCTTCCTGGCGGTACTCCATACGAAGTCCGGCGCACTTATCAGCTGCAACAAGACCATTTGCAAATACATTCTCAGAATCAACAAAGGACTCAATAAGTCTGTAGTTTGCGGGATCATCAATCTTATCTGCATAAGTGATGATGAAACGGTTGCCCCACCATGAGAAGAATCTGCGACATCCAATCCATCTATCTTTAGGATCGGTTGTGCCGGGATAAGCTGCTGTGTTGTTGCCCCATGAACGGAATCCGTTGTGATTTACTGCTGTAACTACGCCGATAGCGTTAAGCTCGTTAGCCTGGTCATCGGTTAAGTAAATCTCGTTTCCGAGTGCATCGCACATAGCTGCTGCCTTGATAGGCTTGTTTGAAGGTGAAAGGTTAGGAACGTTCTCATTGTTGACATCTGTATATACTGCCATAGCTACGTACAGTGCCGAGTAGGGCATAATCTTGTTTGCGTACTTAGCCATAGGCCAGCAAACGATCATGTTCTCATTTGCGTATCCTGCTGCCACTTTCTTTGCTTCAACGTCTGTATAAACCTGTGCGCCGCTTGCTGTAGCGTCAATATCAACTACGCACTCACAACGGAACTTGCCTGATACATTGTAAGCCTTTTCTGAAAGAGCAAGACCTACTGAAGCTGTCTTTGAGAATCCGGGAGCTGCGATAAGTGAAGGAACCACATTGAGCTTTGTGTAAACCTCGTCAACACACTGGATACCGGTGTACTTTCCGGTAGCGGTTGTGTATGATCCGATTACTTCTGCTGCGGTTACGCCTGAAGGAGCAAGCTTGTTACCCGTAACTGTGATTGAGGTTACGCCTGCTGCTATAACATTGAATACGGGATATCCGTCCTCGTTAAGCTCTACGGTGTAGTCGGTGTCGGGATCAAGTGTTGAGCCGCCGTTCTTTACTACAAGGTTTGCATCAATAAGTACGCCCTTTGAAGTACCTACACCAACTTTGTTAGAAAGTGTAATAGTCTCTGTGTATGCTGTCTTGTGGTTTGCGTTTGAAGGATCCAATACGTTAACGAATACTACAGGGCCAACGCCAAAAGCTTTGAACATAGCATCCATAGCGGCGCAAAGTGTGTAGTTTGCGTAATCGTCACTGTATCCTAACGCTTCCTGGGCCTCTGCAAATGTATTACAGAGTATAGGCGTGTTTACAGCCTTTGAGATGTCAGCTGCTTCATTGACCGGAGCTGTACCAATGAATACCGGTACGAAGCCGTCTGTACTCACGGGGCTGGGAATACTGGTAGGATTCTCCTGAATTTTGATACCGTGATTGTAAGGCATTTCTTTTTCCTCCTGTGTTAATTTTTACCCCGTATGCGTTTACCGACATTCTTGTAAATGATCGCCAACGCTCCGGTTTGTTGCTTAATTTCCATCATAGCCTTTGGAAAGTCCTCTATTGTAACAAACATTTCCTTCATAGGCTTGTAGCTTTCTATAGCCTCATTTACCTTTGGCGGTAATATACCGTCCTTAAAGACTATAGCGTGTCTAATCAGATTCGGTATTGTCGGGCCGACATACATTAAATCCTTGACTTCTGCTTTGTTGTTAAACTCTGTCTCGGCTTCCACCCCTGCATTCGACTTTGTGTTTTTGCTTTCTGCTTTAGTCTCGGCTTCCTGTGCCTCGTCCTTCTCTATCTCTTCTGACTGTAAATCCTCGGCTTTCAATTCCTCGGATTTAATTTCTTTTGCTTTCTTTGGTTTCATGCGTATGGATCCTCCTTTCTGACTGCCGCTATCGAAAAGTCAAGATTGCAAGCTCCGATAAAGTATGGATAATAATTATCTTCCTGAGCTACCCAATTCCATTCGCCTTTATAGGCAGCCTTATTTCTCAAGTTAGGATCCCGATGGAACCTTAAATATATTTCCTGGAAGATGTTTTGAAGATCCCTGTATCCCTGACTGTCGCTGTCGCCGTCCCAAACTCCGGCTATAAGGCAGACAGAAACTACATAATCGCTGTCTCTCTCGCCTGTGTCGCTACCTCGTATCAGTCTCACGATGATGTACGGTACCGGCATCTCGTCTTTCGAGTAGTCTAAGTCCAGCTTTGGAAGATCCTGTTTGTAGATGTTTATCGGAATAAGCGTACCCTTCTTGCATTTGTACCGCCATTCCTTAAACAGCTCTTCCAGCTCTTCCGCCAAAGCGTCTATCAGTTCTAAAGGTGTCATGCAAAACCCTCCGGCTACTTAACATACTTAGGTATTGTTATTCTGATCTGTTCTGATAATGTGCTATAAACCGTGCTGTCAATCTTTGTCTTATATACTACTTCCTCACCCTTTGCCTGAGTCGTACTGTAAAGCGACTTCAAAGCTTCCTTGTGCGGATTGCTTTTCATGTGGCTTCCTGGTACACGTTCCGCAAGGGCCGTGTGGTCTGAAATTGCACCGGCATTTGAGACGTTGTGGTATTTAACTACGAAAGCCTTGTACTTGTCGCCCTTGCCGCCGCTATTCTTTTTCAGTGCCATTCCAACAAGATGGCCGCCTTTTTTGAGTGTTTTAGCCTTTATCCAACTCGGCGCACCCTTGCTTCCTGGGAAGTAAGTATCCGGCCGAACCATAAACTTATAAGTGTCTGCCGGCCTTGAAGCTGCTATGATTGTGGCATATAACCTGCTAACTTTTGCTTTTTCTATCTTGTTGACCTTGTGGTATCCTTGCTTTCCTTCCTTTAGGGCATATCTTTTGCCTGCCTCTGTGTACATCTGCTTTTCAACCTTTTTGGCTGTGTTATTGATTGCCGTCCTTAAGATGTTCTTTGTCTTGTCTTTCGACATATTCAAGTCCATCTCCAGATCAACCAATCCCTCGATAGATACCGTATAGCCAATCATAAGCCACCTCGTTAAGTCTCGTTTGAGCCGAGGGAAATAGATATTATGCCGTACTCGTCCTGAGTGTCAGACACTAAATACATATCTCCGTCAAGTATGAGCTTTGCCCCTACTCGTGGGAGTCCGTTAAAGTGCTTGTAAAACTCAGAGGATAAAACATAGATCATAACTTCTCGTAGGAATATTCCGTCACCGTGTAGGCTTCTGTTGTACTGATATCTCTTTTCACGGGATATCTGCTCATAGTCGTCAACCTGGCATTTAAATTCAATGCCGTTGATTGTGTGAACGTCAGAAAACTCTTGCGTATTCAGGAACACATCTGAACAGTCAGACTCTATAATATCCTTGAAGCTCGACATCCTATCTTCTCCTTCCTGCACTGTCCAAACAGCACTATTTTATTTCTTGCTTCTTGCCGCTGTCTTAGGGACTCTTCCCACAAGATCGTTGCCGTCAATATCCTTTTCGCCGCTTTCAACCTTTCCGAAAAGTCCGGTTTGCGCTGCCTTTGGTGTTGCCTTAGCTGTAGTGTCAGGCTCGATAGAAGCCCATCGTGCGCTTTCATTCTGCAACCATGCCGCTACCATGTCTGCATCGTCAGCTGGTAACTCTTCTTCCGGATTGTAAAGTCTTGAACGATAAAGTATAAGTCTATTAGCAACAAGCCTCTGTCCATCGTTAGAGTCAGCTTCCGGGGCTGTATCAACAGCCCCTTCCTGTGACTCTGTATTTTCCATGGAGAGATCGTTTTCCTGTGATATAGTCTCTTCAGATTCTACGGATTTAGTTATGGTTTTCTTTTTAGTAGCCATAAACTGCCTCCTTTATCATCCAATCCTAACAAGAACTTTGGTAGCTGAAGCTGCTGCGTCCTGAGCTGCGTATCCTGCTACGGGATAGTAAGTAGGTGTTCCGCCGCCATCGTTTGATGCTTCGGTGATTCCTGTTCCGTCCCAGTAAACAGCCTCGCCCTGTGTAAGTGCGTTTGTAGATGACTTAGGCATCTCGAATACGCCTGTTACATGAACGCTGCCAACTTCTCCGTTAGGAATGTCGGTACCGATTACGCCGATACGGCCAGCTGCTCCGGCTGTAAGCACAACGATTGTGCCGGCTGTAATCTTTGAACCGCTGC